TTATTGATAACTGATATATTCAGTTTTTCTTTGTCTAATTTGAACTCAACCTGAAACTGCCCATCACTTAATAAAGATAAGTAATGATTAATCGTAATTTCTAATTCTTTTGTTAAATTCTCTAATTTAAAAGCTACGATCCCAGACGTTGAAAAAGCCTTTTTTAAAATATTTAGAGAATTCAACTGATTTTGTAAAGATACAGTATCATTTTTCAGAGTAACTTGTCTATTTTTAAAATCTTCTTTTTGATCAAGTAGAGCATCAACTTTAGCATTGTGTGCTGATACACCATTATTATGTTGCATTGCTTCTTCGTGCTTACGTTTCTGCATATTATAGGTATCAGTGATATCCTTTATATCATTTTTAATTGAATCTACATTTGGATATTCAGTAGGTATACTTTTATCTATTAGTTGTGATAATTGTTCAAATCTTTCAATAGCTTTTTGATTTTGTTCATACACTCTTTGAGCGCTTTGATGTTTTCGTAACTCGTCTTCTAATGTATTGATTTGATTAGTATATAGATTCACATTAGACTGTGTTTGGTATATTTTATTTTCAAGAGTGGTCTTTAGATGAAGTGCTTTATCATTATCAATTTTTTGACCGCAAGCAAGACAAGTATCTCTATCATCGATTCCATCAAATTCTGTTTTCATACCTTTGAGTTCGTTTTGTACAACTAAAAAATCATCTTTCATTTTAGAAAGTTTATCACTATCTTCAAAAGGTTCTGGCTTAGTTAAATCTACTCTAAAAGATAAATTGTCTCTTTCTGTGATGTACATATTATTTCTATCAATCTTTTTACAAGTTTCATTATAGTTATCGAGTTCTGCTGCTAAAACTCCAATCTTTCTTTGTAGATTAGGATCTATTTCAGTAACGTCAATCAACTCTTGTTTTTGTGGAATAGTTGTAAATTTTAAAAAGTCATCTACTGATTTTAACTCTCCTTGCAGCTTAAGGCCTTCTCTGTCTGTACTTGTAGCTTTTGCTTTTATACGTTCTCCGATTTGAATATATTTTTCTAAATTGAATAGATTGATTAAAAACTTTTTTCGATTAGTATCAGTTGCTCTCAAAAACTCAAGTAAGTCTGTAGAAGATTGATACGTAAGTTGAGAAAATACTTCAAAATCTAATCCAATGATTTGTTGTATCTTTTTGTAGGTATCTAATACTTTATGGTCAGAGATATCTACTCCGTCTTCAGTCAATTTTACTTTTGTTTGTGCACCACTTCTAGTAACAGATATTTCATACTGTTTATCACTGATTTCAAACTCAAGTGATCCTGACCACTGTTTTGTTTTAGACCAACGATTTAGAATGTCAGACTTTTTAATTCCTTTCACATTTTTGTTAAACATGATTTCTTGTATAATCATCGCAATAGAAGATTTTCCGCTACCGTTTGGAGCAGTTAATTGAGTAATTCTGTTTTTATCTAGAGTCATTTTATTAGCGTTTCCATATGAAAACATATTTGAAAATGATAGTGTTTTAAGTTTAATGTTAGGCATAGTAGTCCTCTTTGAATCCTCTTTGTGTAAATATTTTTCTCAAATAAGCCAAAGTATATTCTTCCCAAGTAATAAATGTTTGAAATCTATACTTAGCAGTTGCAGCTATTAATCTGTTTAGTTCTAATACTAGAATATCACTTTTTTCCCAACCTGTCATTTTAATTCGTCGTTTTAAATGTGGGAATGCATTATATAAAAAATCATTATCTTTGTCTCCTGGTTGAGTTCCATCATAGTTAGCTGCATAGTGACAGAAGATAGGCTCTAGAGATGTGAACGTGAAAAACTTGTAATCTTTTGCAATCGCATATTTTACAATGTTTGGTGAATCTTCCCACCAACCTATACCAATTGGACTATGAAAGTCTGGGTTATGTCCTGAGTTAATTAGTATTTCTTTTGACTTATCTATATAGTTAAACAAATTACACAATGCAATTTGTGAGTATGAATGAGTAAATTGACCATATTTGATCGCATCAGGTATCGTTTCTTGTTTTAGCTTTTCAACACTCAGGTCTATGATCTTATATGGAATGTCTCTGTGTTGACAGTATTTTACAGCAAAAATAATGTCATGATCATTTGCTCCTTTGAACAGTCGTTGAATTAAAACTCGAAAAGGTATTCCACACTGATAGAATGTTTCAGCTGTAACTTCTGAGTCAATTCCGCCTGACATAGAAATCACATACTCATACTTTGAATGTTTTTGATGAAAGGCTTTTACTAGACCAGTTAAATCGTGTTTGAATGATCTGCTTCTACGTTTAGGAATAGGAATTGTAGCACGAGCTCCTAAACTTGGAATGTGCGGAGAACAGATATATTTATGAGCAGGCCTAAGATAAGAGTTGGTTTGTACATACTCCCAGTAAACACGATTAAGCGATAGATCGATATTCATTCATCACCGTTTCAATATCTGCTACCTTAATATGTTTTAGATAGATTTCGAGCTCTTCATAGATTGTTTTGCCTTTTAAATCTAGAGTAGAATCATCAGCAGGTTTTTCAACCATCTTTTTATCTAGCAGTTCTGAGTTTTCAATCTTTGCAAGTTCATCTAGTGATCCTTTGACTTCATAAATTATATGATTCTTCGCGTCTGTAGGCATCGACTCTCCAGCTGAGATAGTGCGTCTAACTAGTTTTGGTAAGTTAAGATTGTAAAACTGTCTATCATAACTTCCATTGGAGTGTAGATCGTATAAATCAACTCCATACTCGCGTGTTGCATCTCTATCAAAAGTGGTATTTAAAGGAGAACCAGGATAGTAACAGTTTGTATCACCATAACGATGATTAAAATGCAGATCACCCAAAAGTACCAGTTTCCACGGTGCCAGTTTATCAAAGTCAAACTCTGGGGTAATATGTGGTGGTACTTCTCCTCTAATGTGTGTAACCAAGATGTCACCGTCCACATAGTCTGGGAGATTATCTTTTTGCATTTCCCCATACGGGAAGAAGCAAAAATGCGCTTCACCCACACTCGCACGTCCGTTTCTAGTAAACACAGTGACGTTCTCGTTCTTGATAGCATTCTCTTGAGTAAAGTATTCAAAAAATGATTCTCCTTTTTTAGTTGCTTCATGATTGCCAGGAATGATGTAGGTTGGAATTGTGACTGAATTGATATAGCTTAAAAACAAACAGATTTCATCTGGTTCTGGTTTCTTATCAAATATGTCACCAGCGATAATATGCACATCACACGATTGTTCAAGAGCGATGAGCTTTCTGAACATTTCACGGAATCGATTCACTTGCCAATCGTATGGAACCTTCTTTTTGTGAAGGATTATGTGCCAATCAGCTGAACATAAAATTTTTGTCATTGCATTTCCTTTAAATCTGTGCTAATTTAGTGATTAGCTATTGAATAACGTTTCCAACGTAGTTGAAGAGCTGTTGAACACGGCTCGCCTATATGAGTCAGCGTGGGCACGGAGTGCCCCAGCAAGGAACGTAGTTCCGCAGTTTTAGTATACGTCACACTTGCGCCTAAATTTCTATATGAGCAAAGTTTTGTGTAAACCATATTGCTACTGTATATCTAGTTCCTTTAGTTATCTTTTTCACACCATGAAGATATTCATGAGTAGAAGGAAACACAACTAAAGAATTTGATTCAGGTTTATATGTAAAATCTTTTACAGGAAACTCAATCTCACCACCCTCATAATTATCATTTATGTAAAAGATGCCAGACCATGTTCTAAAACTAGTAGGATGGTTTAGTTGATTACCATCTGGCCATGAGTTATCAGAATGAATACTCATTTCTTTACCTGTTTTCCATTTTGTTAATTCTGTATTATCAGGAATATGTAATTGTCCTGTTTTATTATGTATTACATTTTGTGCGAAAAATCTTACGATGTTTAAAAATTGTTTGATTTGATATTTCTTTTCTGAATCTGCATTAAGTCTTTTAAAAGGTATTGTACACCCAATAAATTCTTTTATTTGTTGTCCTTCAGTAAAGTAAGGATCATCAAATAGCTTATCATTCTTAATTAAAAAATCATACATTGTATGCACCTGACTTTTATCAAATACATTTTTCTCTACAAATATTCCGTTGTTTCTTTGAAATAAATCTTTTCTCATTTATCTAACCATTTTTCTGTTCTAATGTCTGGACCACAAAGACATTCTGTAAAAGGACAAGATATAGCTGTTTTAGGTTTTATTAAATTCTTCTTATAAATATTTCCCATTTTAGCTCTTCTATAGTTTGCCAAACAAGCACTAGGGTAAACATCTCCATTAGTTTTAATATGCAAACGCGTAAAACCAACTGCACATTTCATTCCTTTAAAATTACTATACTTATCTCTAATAACATCAATAGATGGAGTTTTCATTTTCCCCTCTACTATAAGTTTCATATGTTTATTAGTTTGTTTATTGATTTTAAAAAATTTTAGTTGATTCTCAGTATACTCTAAAAAGCCTTTTGATATACTTATATCACTTGAAAACTCATCTTTTATTTTATGGGCTCTCACATCACCTGCTGTTTTTAGTTTTTTATATTGATTCATAGACTCTTCCCAATTTTTAGGATGAGGCAAAAAAGTAATTCTTTTTAAAAATCCATAATCATTTAATATTTTAGCATTTTCTACAAAAACGTCAATAGGCGTAAACTCGGTATGAAAACTAGCTATGATGAATTTTTTTAACTTAGGATTTAGTTTATGAATATAGTTATTAACAGGAACTGATAAGTTTGTTGTTAAATAAGGCTTATAGTTGTATTCAACTAACCAATTTACTAACTCTACCCACTTTTTATAAAGAGTTGGTTCTCCTCCTAAAAATTCTATTCTTATAGTCTTGTTCCCGAAATAATCAGATAGATATTTAAAACACTCTATGTATTCATCAAATGATTTAAAATTAAAAGGTTGAGAATTATCATAGCTTGCACAATATGAACAAGAATAATTACATCTTTCTGTAATATTCCAATCTATCTCTACCTGAAATTTTGGATTTTCATACTTAAGACTGTGAACTTGCACGATTGATAATCTTACCTACATCACCTTCAAAAGTATACGTGCCTATATGATTTAGCTTAGTGTTTGGGTCTAACCAAATCTCTCCGCCAATTTTTTGCCATCTACGACAAAAAGTATAATCTTCGGATAAATATCTATTATCTTCAGGATCATGTATAGTATCAAAAAATGAGTAACAATACTTATTAAATTTAGGATCGATGTTAGAATCATTTTTGTAATGAAGTTCTGGGTAAGCATTTATCATTTTTTCTATTACTTCTCTTTTAATTAAAAAGAAACCAGTAGAAGCATCTAATACCTCAACAGCACCGTTTTCTATTCTTATTTGTTTAGTTGCTTGATCTATGAATTTAAAATTAATAGCATACTGCACTGGTAATGCTTTTTTTGGGTAGGCAGCTGCCATAATTGGTTTATCATAGGCTAAAGCTCTCAAAACAGATTCTGCATCAAATTCTATATCAGCATCAATAAACATTAAGTGTGAGCAATCAGATTCTAAAAACATTGCTGTTAGTATATTTCTTGCCCTAGTAACTAGAGACTCGTTTCTTAAAGTAGTAATTCTAAAATTTATTCCATGTTTTATAAAGTCTTGTGTAACTCTAAACATAGATAAAAAGAACTGATCTGTAACCATTCCTCCGTAACAAGGAGTTGCAAAAAATATATTATGCTTTCTTAAGATATTAAGGTCTATTTGGGCTTGGCTGCCTTCCACATTTGTAAAAGCACCAAAGGATTTCTTCGGTGCTTTTTCAGCAGTGGTCATCTCTGCTAAGGATTTCTTCATGCTAAATCATCCACATCTTCTTGAGGTTTAAATTCGTCAGAAACATCTCCTGCGAAATATGAGGTATTTTGTAATAACCATTCTTTTTGCTCTTCATAAGTCTGACGCTTATATATTTTAGAAAGATCAAAAAGCTCTAGTGCTTTTTCTTCTTCAGTCAGAGGCGAGTTATTACGAGCAGGTAGGCAAGAGTACTTTACGTTTTGCGGTAAAGGTCCTGTCTTTTCTTTTTTAATAGTTATATCATAACCATCAGAATCTCCTGCTGGATTGCCATAGTCTGGATTAGTTGCATAGTCTACAATCTGAGAATAGATAGTAGAACGAAGATCAAAAAGTTTAATCTTACCGTCAGAACGATCTATCACATTACAGACATATGAAAACTGAGGTTTATCTGAAAAAATTGATTCATCAATTTCTTTGAAAGGGTCTTGAGCAGAGTTATCAAATGATTCAGTTTCTCTACTAAACTGTAAACATTCTACAGGCATTTTTTTGCCTTCTGTAGTGACTACCCAATAGCAGTATCTAGGCATTACATCACCTATTAATCTAACTTTGGTATCTCCAATACCCATAGTTAATCTTTCGATTTCTCTTCTTTGTTGATTACCAGAGGATTGTTTTCCTTTGGCTTTATCCCATGCGACCATTTTTATCTCCTTTTTTGTTGAACGTTGGTTCTTGTGTTTAGGTATTCCTCGGTGCCGAGGACTCTTGTAAAAAATAAATTTTATTTCCTTTTGATTGAGTAAAAGGATTTTGTAAATCTTTTCTGATATAATTTTTAGCTATGTAGTCGTGTTGTTCACTAATTCTACGCATAGATAACATTTGAATATATTCAGTTTTTTGTATGATTGAAACATTTTGAGTCATAAAATAAGGATTTTTTATATAACTCATTGGTTCTTGTGTTTTGTAATGACAGACTAATCTGTCTCGTTTTTGTTCTAATATACCCCAGGTAAATAAATGTAGAGGTATGTGATTAATTTTTAAAGCCTTCATTAATCCTTTAGTTGTATATGGATTATACAATGAAGTTTGTGCAAAGGTCAAGATTAATATCGCCGCTTGATCCTTTCTTGCTTTTGATAAAATTTCGTACCAGTTAAAGTATGTAATATCCACGTTGTTGATACCAGTGTAACCTTTTTGTTTGTTGTCTTGAAGCAATTGCTCCTGATAACCACCAATCAACTATCATGGGCGCTTGTTTATCAGGATGCTCTCTAATAATTCTACCTACTCTTTGTTCTAATTTGATAGGGTTATTAGAAGGGCAGGTAAGATAAAGAGTATCAAGACGATGGCAAGATATCCCTTCATCGAATAATTTTGTCGAGAGGACACATTTGTATTTTCCTCCAACATTTTGAAGAACATCTTCTCTAGTTGATTCATCAGATTCTCCTATTAAACACATACTATCAGGAATCATTTCCTGTAGATCTTTTAACATTTGCACTCGTTCTCCTAGTATAAGAGGACAACGACCAGTGACTATCTGACTTTTGGCAAAATTTGCGATAGTTTCCAAGTACTTTTGATTGCCACAAAGTTTGTTCAGCTGGCGCGCCCAATCTCTTTTTGGATCTATAACAGGAAATCTAAAGTCAGTTCTTTTAATTAATACTACAGGATCTTGAAGTTGTCTAGGATCTCGCGCTTGTACCATGAAAGGCGAAAAATAATCACTAAGAAAAACGTGTTTACCATCTTTTCGTTTTGGAGTAGCACTGATTCCAATTTTAATTTTAGCATTGAGAGAGTTAAGAGCTGTAGAAAACATTTCAGCGGGACAAAGATGAGCTTCATCTACAAGAATCATTGAAAATTTTTCACTTAATTCATCTCTACGATTATAGACAGATTTGTATATACCCACCGTTATCTCTTGTATGTCACATAAACCGTCTCCTACTTTGCCAATTTTTACACCAGGTATTTGTCTCTCTAGTTCTTCAATCCATTGTCGAAAAAGTAATTTTGTATGAACTAGGATAAGAGTCTTAGTTTTGTTACGGGAGATAATTTCGCAACCTGTAAAAGTTTTACCCCAACCACAAGGTGCTTGTAACACTCCAGATCGTGCTCTACCGCGTTTGAAAAATTGATCAACTACCTCTTTTTGTTCCCATCGAAGAGTGCCAGTAAAATTTAGATTTGCAGTAGTTTGTTCAAACTTTCTAGCATCCTCTATATCATTCCACTCTAGTTTATGATATGAATTAGAAGGAACTGTGTAGTAATCTTCATCTTCTGCAATAGTGCTTAGAAACTCATCACCATTGTCATAGGTATAAAGAGAGATTAATAAATCTTCGTCTTCAACATCTGTTTTTTTAATATATATTTTATCTGAAAGATAAATCTTTTTTACTTTTGCTTTTTTCATTCTTTCATTATAGCCCATGTTCCAAAATTTGTAGCTCTAGAATTTTTGATATCTCCATTTTCGTCTTTTTCAAAAAACTCTTCTATAGCCTCATAAACACCTTTATGATCTAAATCATCACCAGCAACAACTCCATGTTTCTTAACTTTAGATACCCAAGAATTTAAATCCCATAAAAGATGTTCTTTTAAATGTGAAGCATCTAAGTATACTAAATCTATAGATTGATCTGGATAATTTTTTGCTGCTTCAACAGAAGCTCTTTTATGAATATATCTAACGTTGTGCATCGTTTTAGATTTATTCATATTTTCTAAAAATGTTTCAAAAAACTTACCTTTAAGTTGTCCTATATATCTTTTGTGTTCTCCATCACTAAAATCAGATAATTCAAATATATCTACACAATCAATAACGATTGGTTTTTTATATTTATCAATTAAATAACTTAATATGGCAGTTGATTGACCCAAAAAACTTCCAACTTCTACAAAAACACAAGGTATATCCTTTACAGCTTTAACCATTTCTTCATAAAATTTTGCATATCTACAATAACCAAAAATATCATGACCATTTATATTAATCCATCTACTTCCGTCTTTGTACATGTTTATATATTTTTCCGTTTCTAAGATGTATTCTATTGGTGTTCCTAGCGTTTCCATCATATTCTCATATATACAGTTTTTATTGGCTCATAAGAAAACTTTTTTAAATACCATTCATTTTCTACTTGTACAAGAGTCGCATATATTTCTTCATTTAACTCTAGTTTTTCGTTTGTCGGAATTTCAAACGGGTATGAAATATTTTTTAACCAAACTAAATTTTCATTAACTTTTGTTATTTTAGCACAACGAGTAGAGGCAACTAAAGTCTGAGATAAGTCATGTGGATTAGCTTTACTATCCATTCCCCATTTACATCCACTAAATATTACTTCTTGAAGATTCTTGCAAGTATAGTCAAATTTGATTCTTTGTTCCATTTGAGCAAGTCTTGCAAAATAGTCTCCATCTAAACTTTTATCATCAACAGTTTCAAGATGTCCTGTATAGGTTCGCTGTACCTGTATTTTAGTTAAGTCGAACAATACATTGTAAGGTTTATGTTTTATCCCAAAAAAAGGA